CTGTGCAGAAAAGAGGAAAGTATGGGGTACAGATAATCCGAGCAACAGAGAAAACGAACTGGTGCTTGTGGGCACCGGTTACGCGGATTTTTGGAAAACAAAAAAGCGCTTCCGTGTCTCTAAAGGGTTCCTTTTCTCCGACCCCTTAGGGACATTTTTGTTGTGAATTTCTGAAAGGATGTGATTTTCTTGCCAAGGGCAAAGAATGCAAAAGCAGAAGTTGCCCTGAAGCTATATAGACAAGGGATTCTGCTAAAGGATATTGCAGAGCAGCTTGATATTCCCCAGGGAACAATCAGGCGTTGGAAAAGTACATACAAATGGGATCAGTCTGATGAACCTGCTAACTGTTCGGATGCTCGGAAAAAAGGCGAGCGTTCGGTTAATAGTGAGCGTTCGGAAAATAAAAAGGTGCAACATGTCAAAGGTGATGTTGCATCTGTGATTGAAAACCCTGAATTGACTGATAAACAAAGGCTTTTCTGTCTGTACTATGTGCGCTGCTTCAATGCAACAAAGGCATATCAAAAAGCCTACGGTTGTAGTTATGAAACCGCAGGGACAAACGGCTATGCCCTGCGGCAAAATACTGCAATTATAGCAGAGATCAACCGTCTGAAGCAGTCCCGTCTGAACCGTGAACTTCTGGATGAACATGACATCGTCCAGAAATACATTGATATCGCCTTTGCTGACATCACTGATTTTGTGCAGTTCGGTCAGGAAGAAGAATATGTTATTGGTCAGTCTGGACTGGTTCAGGTTGAAGATCCTGTAACTGGAAAGAAAGCTCCTCTAAAGCAGATGATCAATACCGTTCGCCTCAAGGAATCAGACAGCATTGATGGAACGTTGATCACGGAGGTTAAGAACGGCAAGAACGGTGCATCCGTCAAGCTGGCTGATAGAATGAAGGCTCTGGAATGGCTGGCTGAACACATGGGAATTGCCACAGAGGAGCAGAAAGCCCGAATAGCTGTTTTGAGGATGAAATCTGCCGGTGATGAACCGGAAGAAGTTGATACTTCCTATGTGGATGCCCTGAAAGACCTAGCTGCAAAGGTGTGGACGAATGGGGAAGAAAAGAACTAAACCGTTTAAGTTCATTTCACCATCAAGAAAGCAGCTGATGGTGCAGACGTGGTGGTTGGCTGATAAGATCCAGAATCATGATGGTATCAGTGCAGATGGTGCTATACGGTCAGGCAAAACCATGTGTATGTCCATGGCCTACATTAGCTGGTCAATGGAAAATTTTGATGGTGAAAACTTTATCATTGCCGGTAAGACAGTTGGGTCTTGCAGAAGAAATGTGATTACCCCGCTGGAAAAGATGATTGCGTCTTTGGGCTACGCAGTGGAAAATCACCGCGCTGACAATTATCTGGTCATTCGCAAGAACGGCAAGGAAAACTATTATTACGTTTTCGGAGGTAAGGATGAAGCATCACAGGATCTTGTACAGGGTATTACAGCAGCGGGTGCGTTCTTTGATGAAGTTGCTCTAATGCCTGAATCCTTCGTGAACCAAGCAACTGGACGTTGTTCAGTGGAAGGCTCCAAGTTCTGGTTCAACTGCAACCCTGAATCACCATACCATTGGTTCAAAGTGAACTGGTTGGATAAGGCTGATGAAAAGAACCTGCTACATCTGCATTTCACCATGGATGACAACCCATCACTGAGCGAAAAGATTAAGAACCGATACCGCAATATGTACAGCGGTGTGTTCTTTAAGCGATACATCCTAGGTTTGTGGGTCATGGCTGAAGGTGTCATCTATGATATGTTCGATCTGGACAAGCATGTTGTTGATTCGGTCGACATCCCGGCGATTCAGCCCAATTCTTATCATATTTCCTGTGACTACGGCACACAGAACGCCACGGTCTTTCACTTGTGGGGCGAAGGAATTGACGGTGTGTGGTATTGCATTAAGGAATATTACTATTCCGGCAGAGAAGCAGCGGTCCAGAAAACAGATACAGAATATGCAGACGATCTGGAAAAGTGGCTGGATGGTATCAAACCGCAGAAGATTGTGGTTGACCCCTCGGCTGCTTCTTTTATTGCTGAACTGAAGAAGCGCAGGTTCAGCATCAAGAAAGCAAAGAATGATGTGTTGGATGGTATCCGGTTCTTTGCATCTTTGCTGAAGAATCGTTCGGTGAAATTCAGTTCTGAATGTAAAATGACCATCCGGGAATTTTCGTCCTATGTATGGGATACAAAAGCGTCTGAGCATGGGGAGGATAAACCAGTCAAGGTGTTTGACCATGCAATGGACAGTATCAGATATTTTGGCTATACGATTATCAGGAAGCCAAATGGCTTGTCGATCATGAAGTAGGTGATTGATTATGGATTTAGAAAATGTGAAAAAGGTCATCTGTGCCTATGCAGATGTACATGCCGTGCACCTAAAAGAAGCAATGACAGCTGAAAGATACTACAAGAACGAAACGGACATCATGTTTGAACCCAAGAAGTCCAGGGAAAAGGCTGAAATGGATGCCGACGGTGAACTTGTTACTCATGACATTGCATCTCCCATGCGGAACGCTGACAACCGGATTCCATTCAATTTTCATGGGTTACTGGTCAATCAGAAAGCAGCCTACATGTTTACGGTGCCCCCGATGATCGATGTTGGAATTGATGCTTCCAACAAAGTGCTGAATGCGTTCTTGGGTGACAAATACCCTAAGGTATGCAAAGACCTATGTGTGGAAGCGTCCAATAAGAAAACCGGTTGGATCCATGTGTGGAAGTCTGCTGATGATGGTGCTGTCCACTATGCGGTTGTTCCATCTGAACAGATTCAGCCCATTTGGTCAAAATCTCTTGACCGGAAACTTATGGGTGTTCTTCGGATTTATCATGACATTGATGAAGAAGGGGCTGAATTTGATGTCTATGAACTGTGGAACGACAAAGAGTGTGAAATTTACAAAGTCCCTGCAGGACGGACTGTCATGGACGGTCTGGTGCCTTACTGCAACTTCATTCTAGTGGAAGGTGGGAGATCTACACGAGTGAATACATATCAGCACGGCATGGGTGAAGTTCCGTTCTTTGCATTTGACAACAGTAATGTCCATACGGATGACTTGAAGAACATCAAGCCCTTGATTGATGTTTACTGCAAAGTCTTCAGTGGTTTTGTCAATGACTTGGAAGATATTCAGGAAGTCATCTTTGTGCTAACCAACTACGGCGGTGCAGACCTGAATGAATTTCTGTCAGATCTGAAGTATTACAAGACCATCAAGGTGAACAATGATGGGGACGGTGACAATTCCGGTGTTTCAACTTTAACCATTGATCTTCCTGTTGAAGCCAGGGAAAAACTTCTTACCATCACCAGAAAATGTATTTTTGAACAAGGCATGGGTATTGATCCGGATCCCCAGAACTTTGGCAATTCTTCTGGTGTGGCGTTGAAGTTCCTGTATTCGCTGCTGGAATTGAAGTCCGGTCTGATGGAAACAGAGTTCAAACCGTCCTTTGGTCGGTTCATCCGCTGTATCTGCCGGGTGCTGAGTGTCCCTATCAAGGATGATGTGGTTCTTCAGACATGGATCAGAACCATGGTTCAGAATGATCAGGAAATGTCTCAGATTGCACAACAGTCCACTGGTATCATCAGTCAAGAAACCATTGTCCGCAATCATCCGTGGGTTGAGAATGTCCAAGATGAACTTGACAAGCTGAAGAAAGAAAAGGCTGCGGTACAGGCTGAACAGGAGCAGCTTTATGATCCATTTGGAAACCAGCAAAAGAAACAAGCCCCGGATCCTGATGCCCCCGATGATTCTGGTGCTGGTCTCAAGAAGGGTGGCAGTTGATGAAACCCTCTGAATACTGGGGAAAACGATTCAATATGCTGGAACAGTCACAGCACGACCGGGGGGCAGCAGCTTTTTCAGAGATTGACAGGAAATACAGGACAGCTGAAAGAGAGATTGAGAGGAAGATTGCTACATGGTATCAGCGCTTTGCTGACAACAACGGCATCACCCTTCAGGAGGCCCAGAAGTGGCTGTCCGGGAGAGACCTGGAAGAATTTAAGTGGGATGTGAACCAATACATCCGCTATGGGCAGGAAAACGCAGTCAATGGAATCTGGACAAAACAGCTGGAAAATGCTTCTGCTAGGTTCCATATCAGCCGGTTGGAAGCTTTGAAGATCCAATGCCAGCAGGACATTGAAGTCCTGTTTGGTGGTCAGAAGGATGTCTTTGATCAGGCAATGTCCGATGTGTACAGATCCGCATACTATCGCACTGCTTTTGAAATTCACAGGGGGGGGGGCGTTGGTTGGGACTTTGCCACACTGGACAACAAGACCATCAGCAAGATCATCAATAAGCCTTGGGCTGTTGATGGAATAACCTTTTCTGACCGCATATGGTTGGACAAGCAGAAGCTGTTGTCTGAACTGGACAACACCCTGACGCAGAATATTATACTGGGTCAGGATTCACAGAAAGCTATTGACGCTATATCCCGTCGCTTGGGAGTGTCAAAAGCCAATGCGGGACGCTTAGTCATGACGGAAGAAGCCTATTTTTCTTCTGAAGCACAAAACAGTTGTTTCAAGGAACTGGACATTGAACAATATGAAATTGTGGCAATGCTGGACAGTAGGACTTCTGAGATCTGCCGGATGATGGACGGAAAAGTGTTCAAGATGTCTGAATGGAAGGTTGGTATCACAGCACCGCCGTTTCACCCTTGGTGTAGAACCACAACCGTCCCCCACTTCGATGATGATTTTGATATAGGTGAACGTTCTGCAAGGGGCGCTGATGGAAAAACATACTATGTACCAGCCAATATGAAATATGCTGACTGGGAAAAAGCCTTTGTCCGAGGTGATAAATCAAGTGTTCAATCTATTCAGAACAGTGTGAACTATCCTGTTATTGTAAAGATTGCCGGTGTGGATGTTGAAAAATCCACCGGTTCACATTCTTTTTCCAATGGAGCCGGACAGGCAACTACACTTTCAAAGGCGGCTATCTACAAACTTCAGGATGGTACAAGGTTTGTGTTCCCTGAAATATACAACACCGCCCATCAAAGCATGACACCTGAAAAGGCCATTGAATTGTGGTATAGGGTTCCTGATTCTGTTAGAAAGCAGTCACAGAAGGTGGTTGAGTTTGTTGACTACTATAATCCACAGGATTTCTATTGGAAACAGGTTTATAAAAATTTTACTCAGTCTTATGCAACGGGGGGTGACACTATCACGTTCTATCGTTGGGACTATCCACATGATGACGATTATGTAATCAGAACATATTGCCATGAAGCGGGTCATTTCATTGATAAAACCAGAAGCACAACCGGGATCCCTTATTCGTTGTGCCAAGATTGGACAGATGCAATGAAACATGATATGCTGTATTCGGGTAAGAAGTCACCAACTGTGTACGGTGAAAATTCAAATGCAGAAGATTTTGCTGAATCTGTCGCAGAGTTTACACAGGATCTAACATCCTTTGAAAAGGACTTCCCGAATAGGGCAACACTTCTGAAATCAATATTTAAGTGATTGGTGGTGAAGAATATGACCTACAAAAAAATAATGGGGAAAACCCCTGCGGGTGGAGACTATTCTGAAATCTACTATTATGATTCAGATGGAAACCCCGTTGATGAAGAAAAAGCATCAAAGTGTATCATTCGTGAATGCAAGGCAGATGGAACCCTTCTGAATGAAATCTTTGGTACTTGTAATTAAATATTGTTTTGTTTTAAAGCACCCAGAAATGGGTGCTTTCTTTATTGCTTAGGATTTAGGAAAGGAGTGAACCGGCATGAAGAAGCTGTTCATCAGTCAGTCCATGAAGAACAAGACTAACGCTGAAATCCTGGCAGTTCGTGAAGAGGCAATCCAGGGTTGCAGGATTGAAAACACCTGTGTTGTGGACTACGGCATCACGGTCATTGAGAGCTACAAGCACTGATAACTAAGCACCTTTAGGTGCTTTTTTATCGCCCTGAACACGGCGTTAAACTGTTCAGTCCGACAAAATACACCGCTATGTGAATAAACTGGCATCCCTCTTTGACAGGAACCAACCTGAATAAAAAGGAAAAAGAAAGGAAAATCAAAAATGTTGGAATGGTTACAGTCAATTTTGGAAGGGGCGGCTGTTACTGACGGAAAGCTGGATGTTGCAGTGGTCATGAACACTGTGAAAACTGAGTTTCCCAAGTATGCAGTTCCCAAGGACGACTTCAACGCCAAGGTTAACGAACTGAAGACCGCAACGGACACCATCACCACCTTGAAGAAGGATGTTGGTGACAATGAGGAACTTCAGAAGAAAATCAAGGCGTATGAGGATCAGATTAAGGCCCTTCAGGCTGATCAGGTGAAAACGGCAAGAACCTATGCTTTGAAAGCCAGGCTGACGGAAGCAGGTGCGATTGATCCCGATTACCTGATCTATAAGCAGGGAGGTCTGGACAAGTTTACCTTTGACAAGGACGGTTCCCCTGTCGGCGTGGATGATGTTCTGAAACCCTTGAAGGAATCCGCACCCCATCTATTCAAGTCCAATAGACAGGGTGGGTATAACCCCGCTGCCGGTGGCGCAGGATCCGCTGGAGGCGTGACCAATCCCTGGAAGAAGGAATCTTTCAACCTTACTGAACAGGGAAAAATCTTGCAATCCGATCCAGCACTGGCAAAACAGCTTGCAGCTGCTGCCGGTGCCACATTGCCTATCTAAAAACCATGAAAGGAAGGAAATTACAATATGGCAAACGGTACTACTCTTTCTGCTGTGATTGTGCCTGAACTGTTTAATCCGTATGTGGTTAACAAGACCATGGAGCTGTCTGCACTGTTCCAGTCCGGGATCATCACCAACAACCCCGAATTTGACAAGTTGGCTTCTGAAGCAGCCCCGGTTCACAACATGCCGTTCTTTGAGGATCTGCACGGTGAATCTGAGGATGTTCTGGAAGGTGAAGATTTGACCGCCAAGAAGATTGCCAGCAACAAGGATGTGTCCACCACCATCCGCAAGGCTGCAATGTGGTCTGCAACTGACCTTTCTGCTGCTCTGGCTGGTGCTGATCCTATGGCTGCGATCGGCGACCTAGTTGCTGGTTATTGGAGTCGTGAGAACCAGCGTATTCTGATCAAGATCCTGTCCGGTGTTTTTGGCACTTATGACAACGATCCTTCCGGCAGTCATGACTATAAGACCCCGCTGGTTGACCATATCCTGGACATTACCACCTTGTCCAGCGCAGCTGCAAAGAACATTTCTGCAGCTGCTTTCATTGATGCTTGTCAGCTGCTTGGTGACGCTCAGTCCCAGCTGACTGCTGTTGCTATGCATAGCGCAACCAAGGCGTTTCTGAAGAAGCAGAACCTGATTCAGACTGAGCGTGATAGCACTTCTGTGGAGTTCGACACCTATCAGGGGCGGCGTGTCATCGTGGATGACGGTTGCCCGGTTGAAAACGGTGTCTATACCACCTACTTATTTGGTCAGGGTGCACTTGCTTACGGCAACGGCAATCCTGTTGGTTTCGTCCCGACTGAGGTTGATCGTGACAAGAAGAAGGGGTCTGGCGTGGACTTCCTGATCAACCGTAGAACCTTCATCATGCACCCCCGTGGTATCGCGTGGCAGAATTTGGCGCGTGAGCATGTGGAAACCCCCACAGAAGCAGAGCTTGCCAACGCCAAGAACTGGAAGATGGTCTATGAGCCTAAGCAGATCCGCATGGTGGCGTTCAAGCACAAGATTGGCTAATTGAAAGGCTGGTGAATCGCATGACTATTGAAGAACTGAACAGTCTGGTGGAAATGCGGTTGCTGACCTTGGGCTATCCGGTCACTGAAGCGGATCAGAAGATCCTGTCCCATGTGACCGGACATGCTGCCCAGTATGTTTGCACATTCTGCAATTTTCCCAGATGCCCTGATGACATTCCCGGTTCCTTGCGGTATGTCACTGTTGATTATGCTGTGGGTAACTTCCTTCAGCATAAAAAGACCTTTGCACCTGATGATCTGACCAATCTGAATCTTGACGTTGTAGTCAAGCAGATCACCACCGGTGATACCACTACGGTGTTTGCAACCGGTGAGGGTTCGCAGACTGATGAACAGAAGCTGAACAGTTTTATCAGCTATCTGATGACCTATGGGAAGCAAGAACTGAATTCCCATAGAAGGGTAAAGTGGTGAACATCACGGTTCAGGCTGCACGAAAAGCAGCTCGGTCAGCATTTGAGAAATACCACTATGATGGCACTGCAACGGTGTCTGAGTGGAGTAAGATCAAGGACAAGGAATCAGGACTGACAAAACAGGGTGAAGTGATCCTTTTGGAAAATCAGCCCTGTCATCTTTCAAAGGAAAAGGATGCGGCGGTTTCCCAGAGTGTTTCTGCTGCACAGGTTTCACAGACCGTCAAGTTGTTCATTGCACCGGATATTCAGATCAAGGCAGGATCTAAGATCACGGTGACACAGGCGGGGATTACTGCTATGTACACCCATAGCGGAAAAGCCGCTGTCTATGACACCCATCAGGAAATCCTGCTTGATCTGTTTGAAAGGTTTGCGTAATGGGCAAGATGGGAAAATTCAACTTCCGGGAACTGAAGGACTTTGAACAGAAGCTAAAGTCCATGAAAGACCCGGATGCATTTGTGGAATCTTGTGCAAAGGAACTGGCAGCAAGACTACTGGAAAAGGTCATCAAGCGCACACCGGTTGGTGATTATCCCAAGAGTTCCGGAAAGAAGGGCGGCACCTTAAGACGTGGTTGGACAGGTGAAAAACGCGCATCAGCTTATGCAGATTCCCTGACTGTCCACCATTTTGGGGATACTTATGTCATTGAAATTGTCAACCCTGTTGAGTATGCCAGTTATGTGGAATATGGACACAGGACGGCCAATCACAAGGGGTGGGTCATGGGCAAGTTTATGATGACAATTTCAGTACAGGAACTTCAGGAGATTGCACCCAGGGTGCTGGAACACAAAGTCAAAATATGCATGGATGAGTTGGTGAAATGATCAATGAAATTGTAAATGCAATTGTGAGGATATTGGACAGGGCATTCAATGCTGAATCAGATGCCTATGAAATCTACAATGAAGAAATCAAGCAGGATCTTCGTGAACCTGCTTTTTTTGTGCAGTCGATCAACCCATCCACAAGTCTGTTTCTGGGGAAGCGGTATCTGCAACATATCCATATCCTGATTCAGTATTTTCCCAAGTCGGAAGCCTATCAGACGGAATGCAATTCTATGGGAGAACAACTGGCTTGGATTGTGGAGTGGATCACCTGCAAGGACGATGACAGACCCATCCGTGGAAGCAATATACACTTTGAGGTAGTTGATGGGGTGCTGAACTTCTTCGTGGACTATAAATTTTTTATCCGTAAGGACGAAAGCTATGGCCCCATGCAAACCTTGAATCTACAACAAACCGTGAAGAAAGGAAGCGACTGAATATGGCACAGAAGAAGGTTGCAGCAGCCGTTGCACCCACTGCTTCTGATAAAGTGAAGGTTCAGACTATAACTGAACCCGCTTTTGAGAAAGCGCAGCTTGTCGGCTGCAAGAAGTATTCCGGTAGAAAGGATCTGGTCAATGCCCTTTTGGATGATGGGCAGAAGTACACATTCAGCCAGGTGGACAAGATGATTCAGGACTTTGACACCGGTGACTTCACCGAAAACAAAGAAAGGAAAGGTGGAAAATAATGGCTCTTGGTGGTGGAACTTTCGTAGTTCAGAACAAAAAACTCCCGGGCGCGTACATCAATTTTGTTTCGGCGGCGGCCGCTTCGGCGACACTCTCCGACAGAGGTGTGGCAACGATGCCGCTGGAGCTCGACTGGGGCGTTGACGGGGAGGTTTTCGAGGTAACCAACAGCGATTTCCAGAAGAACTCGCTGAAGGTTTTCGGCTATGACTACACGCACGAGAAGATGAGGGGCCTCCGAGACCTTTTCCTCAACGCAAAGACGCTTTATGCGTACAAGCTGACCTCGGGCGGCACAAAGGCGGCGAACGCTTTTGCAGAGGCGCGATATACGGGTGTCAGAGGAAACGATTTGAAGGTTGTAATCCAGAAAAACGCGGACAACGACCAGTATTTTGATGTCAAGACCGTGCTCGGCACTGAGATTGTGGGCGAACAGACGGTTGAGAGAGCGGCTGACCTGGTCGCAGATGATTTCGTGACGTACAAGACCTCGGCAACACTGGAGGTCACCGCGGCAACGCCGCTTACCGGCGGCACAAACGGTACGGTGAACGGGACCGCATACCAGAAATACCTCGACAAGATTGAGGCCTATACCTACAACGTCATGGGCGCGGTTGTCACCGACGACACCACGAAGGGGATGCTGAACGCATTCACGAAGAGAATGCGCGATGAGATGGGCGTCAAGTTCCAGCTTGTCCTGCACAAATACCAGACGGCGGACTACTACGGCACGATCAGCGTCAAGAACAAGGTGACGGACGATGGCTGGAGCGAGGCGGCGCTTGTGTACTGGGTGACCGGTGCGTCTGCCGGCTGTGATGTCAACAAGTCGAATCAGAACAAGAAGTACAACGGCGGTTTTACGGTCGATGTCAACTACACGCAGGTTGACCTGCAGAAGGCAATCGATGCCGGTGAGTTTGTCCTGCACAGAGTCGGTGCGGATGTGCGCGTTCTGGAGGACATCAATACGATGATTACGACCTCTGACACGCAGGGCGCTGTTTTCAAGGACAACCAGACGGTGCGCGTGATTGATCAGATTGCAAATGACATTGCAGTCCTTTTCAACACCAAGTACCTCGGCGTGGTCCCTAACGACGCCGCTGGCAGAACGTCGCTCTGGTCTGACATTGTGCAGCATCATGAGCAGCTCGAGAAGATTCGTGCAATCGAGAATTTTGCGGATTCGGATGTTACTGTCGAGCAGGGTAACACCAAAAAGTCCGTGGTTGTGACGGATGCGGTCACCGTTGTGAATGCGATGTCCAAGCTGTACATGACCGTGACGGTCGCGTAAAGGAGGCAGAGAATGGGACAGAATGTTACGATGCGCGCGAAGGACAGCATCTCCGCGTCGCTTGCGGAGTGCTTTGTCACTATCGGCACCCGCCGCTACAACTTCATGCAGGCAATCAATTTCGAGGCGAAATTCGAGAAAACGAAGAGCGAGATTCCGATTCTTGGAAAGACCGGAAAGGGAAATAAGTCCACCGGCTGGAAGGGAACCGGAAGCGCGACCTTCCACTACAACACCTCCGTTTTTCGGCAGATGCTGGCACAGTACAAGGATACCGGCGAGGATGCCTATTTCGAGATTCAGGTTTCGAATGAGGACCCGACCTCCGCGGCTGGTCGACAGACCATGATTTTTATTGACTGTAACATTGACGGCGGTATCTTGGCGAAGTTCGATGCCGACAGTGAGTATCTCGATGAGGATATGGATTTCACGTTTGAGGATTTCAAGATGCCGGAGGCATTTAAGGATCTCGACGGATTCCTCACCAACTAAGCACCGAGAAGGGAGAGAGAATGTCTAAATTCAGTAAGTTCATGAAGGCCAACAAGGTGGTGAAGGAGAACGGCTTCTATGCGGCTACCAAGTCCCTCTGCGATGAGCAGGGGGAGCCGCTCCGGTGGGAGTTCCGCCACATTACCTCAAGGGAGAACGACGACCTCAGAGAGAGTTGCACAGTTGATATTCAGGTGGTTGGCAAACCCAACCTTTACCGGCAGAGATTAAAGACCGGCCTCTATATCCGGAAGATGATTGCGGCGTCGGTTGTCGTGCCTGACCTCTACGACGCAGAGCTTCAGGACAGCTACGGCGTAAGTACCCCCGAGGACCTTTTGGTCGCGCTTGTGGATGATCCGGGCGAGTATAACGACCTCGCGGCTTTTGTGCAGAAGTTCAACGGCTTTGATGCCACTCTCGATGACAAGGTGGAAGAGGCAAAAAACTGATCGAGGAGGGGGACGCGGAGGCGAACTACGCCTACTACGCCCTCCTCAAACTGCACATTTTGCCATCGGTTTTTCTCGAGATGGATGATCAGGAAAAGGCGTTCGTCATAGCGGCCATCAAGGTAAAGGTCAAGAATGACAGGGATCGAGAGAAGGAAGCGAAGCGAAAAGCCAAAAAGAAAGGCAGGTGACGCATGGCGACTATAAGAACGGCGATTGAGCTGCAGGACAATTTCACAGGCGTTCTGGATCGGATTATCGGCTCTGTGGGAGCCGGAGTCGCTGCCATGGACAACCTGTATCAGACGATGGGGGCGTCGGTTGACACGTCCTCAATCGATACCGCTCGGAATTCCCTCAATCAGGCCACTGCCGCTGCACAGGAGTTGGATTCAGCACTCCAGGGAACCACCGTCCCGCAGTGGAAGTCCGGAGGCGGGGTTGAGATGTTCAACAGCACAGGCGTTGCGCGCTTTGAGCAGGAAGCACAGAGCGCGAACGCGATGCTGAATACCCTGAACGCAAAACAGCGAGAGATCGCCGCTACTGCGGCGAGAACAGGCATATTACCGGACGCCGCGGTTGCCGATATTGAGAATCTCGGCGGACGATTACAGAGCATCCAGCAACGCATCCAGCAAATCGAGAGCAATCCGCTGAACATCGGTTCAGAAACTGTAAATAACGAGCTGGAGCGGATGCGCGGACAGCTGGATCAGGCCGTACATGAGCAAAGCGAACTGAATCGCGCGGTGTCCAACATGGATGTGTGGACGGCGAACAATGCGTATCAGAGACTCTCTGAGACGGTCGAAAATACCGAGAGGTATATCCGCGACAATGTCGATGAGCAGGGGCGCTTTAACCAGGCAATCAGTGAGGGCGCGTCGAATGCCGACAACCTAACAGACACCCTCAAGGGAGCCGTGGCGGCGTATGCGACGGTTCAGACGGTTGGAAAGGCGCTTGACCTATCTGACACACTGACCTCAACCACCGCGCGTCTCAGCATGATGAACGACGGACTCCAGACCACCAATGACCTGCAGAACATGATTTATCAGTCTGCGGAGCGGGCGCGAGGGTCCTATCAGGCAACGGCGGATGCGGTGTCAAAGCTCGGCACTATGGCGGGGGATGCTTTTGCGAGTTCCGGAGAGGTGGTCGCCTTCATGGAGCAGGTGAACAAGCAGTTCACCATTGCGGGAACATCTGCCTCCGGAATGGATGCTGCCATGCTACAGCTGACCCAGGCGATGGGCTCGGGCGTTTTGCGCGGTGAGGAGTATAACTCAATCCTCGAACAGGCGCCGAACATCATTGAAACCATCGCGACCTATCTCGATGTACCTAAGGGCAAACTCAAGGAAATGGCTGCGCAGGGCGTTATCACCGCAGACGTTATAAAAGCTGCGATGTTTGCAGCGGCAGACGAAACCAATGCAAAGTTTGAGGCAATGCCAAAGACTTTCGGTCAGATCGCGACCTCGTTCCGGAATACCGCACTCATGGCTTTTCAGCCTGTGCTGAGCAAGCTTAACGCCATCGCAAACAGCGCGTCGTTTCAGCAGTTTGTGAGCGGCGTGGCAGCCGGAGCGGCGACGATTGCCGAGGGGCTTTTGATGGTCGTTGAGCTGCTGATGAGCATTTTCTCAGTGGTATCAGACAACTGGCCTATCATTTCGCCGATTATATACTCCATTGCTGCAGCGCTTGCGCTTTACTACGGCTACTTGATGCTTGTTCGGACCGCTGAAATGGTCGGCACGGGTATAAAAGCCGCTCTCGCGCTTGCATCGTATGCACATGCAGCGGCGACAGGCACGGAAGCGAGTGCTACGG